ACCATCGGAATCCATACTAAATAAATTTGAAGGCAAAGATACTAATTTTTAAATTTACCCCTCAGATTTTTACGTTGATCCTTTACTTTCGCCCCGTTTAACTTTTAATAACCTGCCTGTGTAGGCATATTTGTAGGCATATCCCCTCTACAGGCATAAAATAGGCATATAAAAATGACGGCAATAAGAGTTGTAAGACAAGGCAAAAAAGGCAAAACCGACCGGCTCCCCCTGTATGTGGAATTTTATATCAACCGTGAGAAAATAAGGATCGCGGTAAGGTTAAGTGTCACGTCCAAAGAATGGGACGAGCAAAACGAAGTGATAAAAGGCCGGGACAAAGAGAGTAAAGACAAAAATTTAATCATCTCAAACATCCGGTCACGTGTAAGCGACATATTTGTTCGTGCCCGTCTTAAAAATGAGACGCTGACAAAAGAAAGTTTCTTCCGCCAGTATAACAATCCTTCCGATTTTGGTACCTTCTTTGATTTTGCACGGGTTTACCTCAAACAAATTAGCAAAACAATTTCTTTCGGTACCTGGAAACATCACGTTTCTATCATCAAGAAACTGGAAACATTCGCCCCCGGCCTTGTATTTTCAGAGATTACCCATGAATTTCTCCTGTCTTTCTTTGCATATCTTCGCAAAATAGGTAACATGGATTCTACGGCATGGCGTAACATGGCTACTATCAAAATATATGTAGGTGCCGCCATACGCGGCGGTTATATGGACCAGGACCCGTTCGCGGCCATAAAGATACGTCGCCCCAAAAGTGAAGTTATATACCTGACGGAAGAAGAACTCCTCCGTCTGACCGCCTTGTACCGGTCCGGCCGCCTGGAAGAATGTACCCAGAACGTACTCCGTTTTTTTCTGTTTCTTTGTTTTACTTCTTTGCATATAGGCGATGCAAAAGCATTGCAGATAAACCAGTTCATAGGGAATGAACTACACTACACACGAGGTAAGACCAAAATACCGGTAACTGTACCCTTATCGGACCCGGCACGTTATATTTATGAATATTACCGGGCCGGACGTACAAAAGGTAACTTGTTTATGAACCTTCCCACGGATCAGGATATAAACCGGGTATTGAAAACAATAGCCGGTAAAGTAGGAATAACAAAGGATATCAGTTCAAAGACCGGGCGGCATACATTCGCTACCTTGTATTATAAGAAAACACATGATATCGTAACACTATCCCACCTTTTGGGACATAGTTCTATAACTATGACAATGGTTTACGCACATGTTCTGGAGGATGAACGCGAAGTGGGAATACACGCCTTTGATGATATGTTATAACCCCAAAAGTGAGGGGGAACCGTATTTCCCGCTTCCCCCTTTCACTTTTCTACTCCAACGTATAAACACTCCAGTCTATAGCCTTTTTAAGTGCCCAGCCTTCCTTTTGTGTCTCCTGTATATGTTTCACGGCACCGGTGTAAAACTCTTGTAGTTGCTGCATACTTGCAAACTCATAAAATGTCGGGTTGTCTTCTTCCCCGAGCTTGAAAGTAACAGGAAGGTTTTCCCCGCCTGTCAAGGCAAGATCGTACGCCGTCTTATAATTCATCTGGTTCTCCATGGAAAGCCAGACTTTCAGGCCGTTCCATACGTACCCGCTTTCGATCGTGTCGGTTATCTTCCGGTTATACCATTCATTAATAACCGCCTTGATTTCTGCCAGTGCGGGTAGATGATCGAACGTCTCTTCCATGTAACTACGTTGCATTCCTTCGGGTGTCTCTGTTTCCTGGTAATCCCACGTAATACGCCAGATTCCCCGGCGGCGGTTGGTACATCTTACCGGTTCCGCCTTGCTGTCTGCATAAATTCGTATCATTTCAAGTAAAATGTATAATTATCAATCCTTTTTCACTTACTTCACCTTCGCAATGTGCTTCAAAAGGCAGTTCTCCGTCTCTTGCCGCTGATTCACAAATGAAAAGGGTTTCCTCCAGGCTGGTAAAATACTTTCTCTCCTTGCCGTCGAGTTCCAGTTTTATAACAGTCCGGTTTCCGTTTTTCGTCGGAACATCCTTTTCATAATCAAGTACGATCACATCCTTGTTCATCAGTTCGGGCGACTTGATCCTTGCCCCGGTAAATCGTTTCCGTCCGTCTTTAGGCTTGTACTTGTAGCCCAAATCTTTTAGTTTTTTCATTTTCTTTCCTGTTAGTTTATAAAATAAGTTCTTGCAATCAGCATGTTTTGTAAGCCCGTAAAATGAAGCGGTTAACTCCTGCCTACGTTTCTTGCTTTTAACCTTGTGCATCTTGCGGGCGAACTTTTGTTTGTTACGCTTCCTTAACCGCACATGATCCGGGCGGGTTACATATCCCAGGAAGTCGATACCTTCGGTGATCGGGAAAACGGTATCATTGCTTTTAATCTCCAGGCGGGCTTTACGGGCCTGTTCATGAATGATATCCCTAACCTTCCAAAGGTATTTCTTACTACCGGAAAGCACCAGACCGTCGTCACAATACCGGTAATAGTGTGCTACTGCCTCCTGATCCTTTAACCGATGATCCAGGTAAATAGACAGAAGCAAATTACAAAGCCCCTGTGATGATCTTAACCCGATACTTACGCCTTTAGGCATCATGCGGATGCACTCTTCCAGGATTCCGATCAATATTTTATCCTTGAACATCTTTTTCACTGCATCCAGCAAAATGTCCTGGTCTACGCTTTCATAGAATTTCGTTATATCGAACTGGTACCCGAACAGGGTTCCTTCGGGATCAGTCTTTATATCTTTAACGATATACTGTAAAAGGTCATGCGTACCCCTGTTTTTAATGGATGCGGAAGTAGTCCGGATAAAACGTACTTTCAAATGCCGGTCCACCACATTCATAACGGCGTTAAGAACGATCCTGTCTTCCAGGGAAACCGATTGTACGATCCTTACTTTCGGTCCGTCGTCTACGGTCATTTCCCGATATCCTCCGAGCTTGAACCGCCCACTCCTGATCCGCTGCCTGATCCTCTCTACCGCCTTCGGAACATCCGCCAGTATTCTACGCCCGGCAAAGCTGCGCTTTCGTCTTCTTTTGCGCAATACCGTTTTTATGGCGTCCTCTATATTGGAGTCCTCGACAATCTCTTCTATAATATTATCTTCTCTCCACATGATAATTTAATCAGCCTTCAATTCCCCGGGCCGGGCTTCTTCGAAAAAAGTTCATACCAAACCCCATTGCCCTGCGCTTTATTTTTCCCCTTTCCAGCCGTAAACGGCTGCTGTTGGCGAGGCTCATTCCTCTTGGCTCCACATCAGGGACACGTCCCCACCGTTGTACGCCAATTTTTAAGGCTTATGCGCTTTTTCTTTATTCTAATTGTTTGCAAGCCGAACGCCGATGCTCGCATTCGTGTCCGATGAATCGTTATTCGCGTACGCATACGAAACACCGCCTAACGCGTTCGCGTAGTTGCTCGACCGATACACCACACGAGTGTATATGAGGAAATCCGCCTTTGTACTTTCAGGAAGCACCGGCACCCGTCTTACTTCCGGACGCCCGCGCTACCCGCACAACGTTTTACGTTGCTATTTTTTTATCTTAATCAGCCTGATTTATGGCTTTAAAGGCCGCGACGCTGCCCGCCCAGCGTATTATGCCCCTGAAGGCAAGCCGAACGCCGACGCCCGCATTCGTGCCCGATGAACCGACATTCGCGCGCGCATACGAAACACCGCCCAACGCGTACGCGCAGCTGCCCGACCGATACACCACACGAGAAAGCCCGGTACCCACATAGAACCTGTCGAACCAATGTGAAGAAGTGGAACCGCCTTCTTTGGCTGCAATCAAATCCATATACCGGCCCCAAACCATGTGGGTAGGATAAATATCCGCATTATAAACAGTAATTCCCTGTACAACGCGTTCCGTTCCGTCCGGCATGGTAATAAACCACCTTCCGTCCGCCGCCGTCTTGTTTACCGTGACATACTGCAACCATTCCGCCTTGTTTCCTTGGAAATTCTCATATCCCAGTACATTGACGGACTGATAATTTACACCGTCCCGGTAAGCACCTTCCGCCTGTGGATTAGAACCGCCCTTTTCCTTATAATAAGAAACCGTATCACGTATCCCCAGCGCATTTGTAAGGCCCGTCACTTTCTGGTAATTACTTGTTCCATATCCGCAAACTCCCTGCGAATCGGTATTACCGTATTTAAAGAAATGCAGATTACCCACATCCTTGTGCATTTCCCAGTCAAACAGCTGGAAACCTTTGCCCCTGTTCTGGGCATATTTGATTGCCTGGCTCTGTGAAATAGTTCCTACACTTGAAACACCACTGACAGAACGCAATACATCATCAATCAGGTAGGCTTCATAAGCACCGCCCAGGCATTCCGTATGCTCTACCCAGTCCGGCTCGATCGCTTCTACGCTTTCCGACGTTGTGAGTAAAACAAAATCGAATGTCGCCGAATTAAGGAAGGTAAAGGCCAGTTTCGTTGCCCCTACAGGAACGGTACAAAACAAGTACATACCATTGATAAAACCGTTCGCGTTTGAAACACTGACCCGACTTACTATTTTGCCCGTATCATCTATAAATACAGCCCCGTAAAGAGTGGAAGCCAGACCGGGAAAACGAACCTGCTTGTAATTCCGGACGTCCACCAGGGCGAACGATCCGGATTCGTATTCGTTCTTTGCCTCTTCAATGGTCGTGTAATCCGTATTCTTACGAATCCCGATCCCTTCCGTTACGTCCAGCTCTTCACGGGTAAATTTTACACTGGTGTACCCTGCCGCTGCCGGCGCATCCTCATTGCTTGAAATAAAACCGTAAAGACATTGATTCAGCACGTCCGTTACTCCCTTGTACCAGTAATGAGGTTCATATACGTAAACTTCGCCTTCCGATCCGGTTAATACTGCATCCGTGGCGTTCTCCACATTCTCACTATCGGCGTATTTGTTCCGGTTCTCATCATGAAGCGGATAACAGGTCATTTCACCCTCCGCCGTCTTTTTGGCCAGAACGCAAGGCCTTTTCGCCAACACTTCCAGGATATGGGAAGACGGGGTAAATTCCGTATTATAGTCATATCCGGGTGAGTTATCCAGATTCGTAATCTTTTCCCCGTCTCCTACCGTCTGATCTATTTTTATACCGACAAACTGCGGCTGAATGATATTCAGTTCCGGGAAATGTGCACAGGTGGCGGCGTACTCTTCATCCGACATGGACTGGGTGAGCCGGTACGTACCTACCAGGCGGCACGTCTGCACGTTTCCCCCGTCTTCATCAACGCCGCCCATTGTCATAAGCCTGCGAAGCAAATTACCGTTCCCGTCCATATCTATACCGGTAATTCGTAGATAGCTGGTCGCGCTGCATTGCTGTAACAACGTGTTCCAGTCGATCAGGCTACAGTTATCAATCACAAGGCGCGTGATATTTGCCGTACCTTCCAGCTGCAGCCCTGCATTGGTCAGTTTGTTCAGGTATCGGAGTTCCAGTGTCTGCAAAGTTTCGGGAAGGACGCAAACGGCCAGAGGCGCACCGCCGGCGAATGTCACACCGGTAAGGGATGTATCACCAGCCAGGAAGGTTTCAAGTTTGGTATTGCTTGAAAGATCCATACCGGTAAAGGAAGAGGATTTAAGCCCGGATATGTCGAGTTTTTGAAGGTTACGGCAATTACCCACCAGAAGGGCGTTAAGTGTCGTCTGTCCACCTTCACAACTAACATTCAGATCACGCAAGGCCGTACAGTTGTTCAGGTTCAATGTGCCGACAATGGCGTGGCTTACATCCGTCAGATCAAGCCCGCGAATACGGCTTGCACCGTAGAAATATTGCGGATCATTTACAATTAAATCCGTGTCCATTGTCAGTTCCACCACACTACCGGCCGTTTCTGCAAGTACCGCGCTTTGATGTGGTGTTCCGGACGTGTACCCGTACCCGTAATAATACCGTTCGGAAGCCGTAATCCGAATTTTCCGGTTATCATTGCCGAACTTATACCCGAAATAAGCCGCGAAGCTGTCACGACGATAAGTACCGGCCACGTACTGACTATCCAGAAGGGCGAAACGGTTCTGAATGGTATAAGTACGGTGCGCGTAACGGCTGCCCTGCAAGGCATACAGATAATTATAATAACTGGTTCCGCTGCTGGTTGTCACACCTTCGGTAAGCGGAAGGATATATTTATACTCCGAATCCTTGTTATAAATCCGCTCGCACCAGTTACCCATTTGCTCCTCGTTAAATACTTGCAGGACATATTCAAGGCTCATATTACTACGCAAGGTTTCCGCCACTTCACGCAATTTGTCCGGACAAGATCGTACCAGTTCCCATAAAACGGAATCATGGCCGGCAAAAGCATAACTACCGATACTATCGTCAAAACTTTCGTGGGTAATGGTATATTCGTATTTCAGTACCGAATCATTACGCACACCGAACAACGTGTCCATATCGTAAGGAAGGAAATACCAGATCAGAGAGTCCCAGGTCGCCAGCATCATATTTTTTGCCCGGTTATCCACGGCCATAAAGTAATCGGTAATCAGATACCATGCAAACGGGCTGTCATTACCGAAATACTGGTTATACTCCTCCAGGAACTTGGCGGGATCGTCTTTACATGAATCTATCCAGTTCCAAAGTCTTATAACTGCCGCCTTATCGTCCTCGTGTGCATCCGCCCAGGTAGTATCTGCCTTGAAACGAAATTCCAGCGCATCATCAAAAGAAGACATGTCGGTAGTCCCGAACAAACAAAGGGCCTCGGAGTTATTCAGGAACTCCAGACAAATACATTTGTTACGCTGCCCATTCAGGGACGCTTCGTCGTTGAATCCTTCAATTCCTTCAAAACCGTAAATAATCGCACTTTCCGACTTCTCATTATTGAAATTGTATTTTCCCAGATAAGTATTTGCACCGGTGCCGTCGTTATCATAAAACAGGTCCATAGGGAAACCGTCTACGCCTATACGTACGTCATATTCCCCCTTATATGCAGCCTGCGGCGGTGTCAGCCACCCGCACTTCTTCCAAATGTCATTCACAATACGCACCGCACCGGTATTATGTGTACCGGAAGAATCGGAAAAGTCCGCTTTCAAACAGAATATACTGATCGGCCGT